CGTGGTGATAAACAGAACGTGCATGGCTGGAGCTTGGAAGCTGCCCGGCAGGTGAGTTACTTCGGGGCTGGTGTAGGCGGTACGGTGATCGGCTTCGGTGCTTCTATGTTGGCTATGACGGACGACTTGTATAAGAGTTTAGAAGATGCACTATCTGACACCAATAACGAAAAGGTCTGGTCATGGAAGCAGGGAACACATGATTCCCGTATCGAAGGGAATTGTTGCTCAATCGATATCGGTACCCGCTGGTCTGCCACTGACGTGCTCGGCCGTATGGAGGAGATGGGAAAGTATGACGAGATCATTCGTATCGCCGCCTTGGATGAGAACGACCGTTCTTTTTGTGAGGAGGTACATACTACAGAGTATTACCATGAACTACGAGAGGAAACGGACGATTCCATCTGGTGTGCCGAGTATATGCAAGATCCAATCGAGGCAATCGGGTTGTTGTTCCCGAAATCGGAGCTTAACCGATTTAAATTGGCTGATATTGAGGGCAAGCAACCGGACGGTGTTATCGGAGCTACCGATGTGGCCGATGAGGGAGACGATGATTTCTGTGCTCCGATTGCCAAGGTATTCGGTACGAAGTATTTCATTACCGATGTGCTGTTTACGAAAGATAATGTCGAGATCACCGAACCGAAGTTGGTTTCCTTGATCCTTGATACTCGTTGCGACAATATGCGTATCGAGAGTAACAACGGTGGTCGCATATTCGCTCTCAATGTCCGTAAGGCGGTAAAGGCAAAGAACGAGAAATGTATCATTCAGGCGAAACCGACAACTGCCAATAAGGAAACCCGCATCTTGCTGAAATCAGGTTGGATCAAGAAACATTGTTATTTCTTGGAAGAAGGCGAGTATAAGAAAGGTTCGGACTACGACCGGTTTATGAAAGCGCTTACCGGATATAAGAAAGAAGGTGGCAATAAGCATGACGATGCACCGGACGGTGTGACGATCTTAGCCGAGAATGTAGAGTTCATCGGGTTATGCAAAAATAATCGGGTACGGCAGGTGGCAAGAGGGAGATAATGACTATTTTTGTAGGAAAAATTTTATATGGATGTATTATGAAAATGGAAATTAATCAACTTAGAATTGGGAACTGGGTTAAACCTAAAAATAGTTCAGGTATAGAATCTAATGAAGGTACTGTGTTTTGTATTAACGGCTATTTAGTAAGTGTTTCTACGAATAAAAACCCTTATGATATTCATTTGATCGATCCAATTAAACTTACAGATAAATGGTTCCTAAAGTTTGGTTTTGATTTGATAGATGATCAATATTATTCAAAACATACTCAGTGTGGAATAGGAGGTTTAGGGATAACAAAGAAAGATTATCGTCCTTTGGTTTTAGTTGTGGATGAAAGACAATATGATGGAGTTTATCGTCAAGTTATAGGTAAACAGATAGAATATGTCCATGAACTTCAAAACCTTTATTTTGCATTAACAGGTGAAGAGCTTAAAATAGAAGAAAATAAAGATGAATAATAGATAAAAGTAGATATTCATTAAGCGCAGTCATTATAAAGTGATTGTGCTTTTCGTTTTTATATTTTAGCATAAAACAATTATGCCAAGTATAAGCGAAATTCTTGCAAATGAAGATTTTGGGCAGGTAGTCAGTACGTTATGTGTCGATACGATTGAATACCGGGAACCAAGAGAATATTACAGAGAATACCATGGTGAACGTCGTCGGCGTAAGACTTCAGTCGGTTGGCGTGAACCCAAACGACTGGCGGTCTATTCGGAAACACTGAAAGATAAGAATGGTGAGCCGTTACGACTGGAAGATAAGATTGTCGATGTGGCCCGTATCGTTACCAATTTCCCGAAGAAAGAAGTGCGGACCTCCGTTGCTTTCCTTTTTGGTGGTAGTATGACAATTACTGGAACGGAACAGAATGACGGATTCCAAGAGTTCAAACGTGTATGGGAACGCCGATTGAAAATGCAATCCGTCTTGAAGTCGTTCGCCCGTAAGGTGCTTTCTGAAAGTAAGGCTGCTCTTGTATTCTATCCGTATACTTCCAAAGGATTAGACGGCAAATTGATTACGGAATTGAAGGTTAAGACGCTTTCTGTTCCTCGTAATGCAAATACCTTTTCTGAGTTTTATCCTCATTTTGATGATAACGACGATTTGGATGCTTTTATTCATCGTTACCAGATAAATTCTAACGGCATGCTCCGGAATAGTTGTACTATCTGGACAGCCGATAAGATTATAATAGCTACCGATGAGATGGGTGGCTGGGTAATAAAAGAGGTTCCCAATCTATTCGGAAAGATTCCGGTCGTGTATGCAGATGTTTTCCAACCGGAATGGGACGAGGTTGCCGGTATCATGGATGCGCGGGAAATGCGTTTATCCCGTATGGCCGACACTAACGACTACTTTGCGGAACCAATCTTGAAAACGTATGGCGATTCCGATTTACCTTCTAAGGAAACAACCGGGAAAGACCTTAATTTCCCCATTAAGGTCGATGAAGTATCCGGCAAGGAATATCATGGCGATGCCGATTATTTGACATGGACTGGCTCCCAGCCATCTGTAGATAAAGAATTGGAAGAAACGAAAAACGAACAATTTGCTGGTACATCTACGCCGGATCTTTCTTTTGATAACTTGAAAGGCATTGGCAACCTGTCCGGTGTCGCTCGTAAATTCATGCTGATGGATGCAACTATCAAGGCGAGTGAGAACATGGAAACATTCGGTCCGGTGGTTCAGCGTTGCGTGTCGGTCGTGTTGGCTGGGATATGCAATATTACCAACATCAAGTACCGTCCTCAATTGGTGAACAACCTGATCGATGTGGAATTTGGTTCCATTTTGCCGGAAGATCTGTCCGAGACATTGCAAACTCTGTCCCTTGCCAATGGAGGTAAACCGATCAACGCCCAACGCACGGTTACGGCTCATTCTCCGCTAACAGAAGACTTGGACGAAGAAATGAAGCTGATGGAGGAAGAGGAAGATACAGCAGCGCAACGCAATAATATGATCGGCTTAACAATGGGATATGGAGAATGAAAGAACTATCATTTCATGAGCGACAATTCCTGCAATGTCTGTTCCGGCAACAAGGTAGCATAAAGTATTCGTTTGACGAGTTTGTCCGTAGGATAGGACCTCTTCTGGCTAAATGGTCGGATCATGGAGGTGACCGTGTATGGATAGGCAACGCTACCATAGAGAAGCAAATCGAACGTCTGTTGGATGACCTGCATACGCGGCTCGTAAGCAATATATCCAATACGGTTACCGATGTATGGAATTTAGGCAATAGGAAAGCGGATGAACTGGTAACAGGTTATATCAAGGATATGGCCATATCCAGTACGTTGAAGGATAAGATGTTTTCCAGAAGTGCAGATGCGCTGAATACCCTGTTGAAGCGTAAAGATGAATTTGGCAAAACTATATCCTCCCGTGTCTGGGATATAACGGATGGAACTATGGATAATCTGGAATATTATCTTTCTTCGGGTCTGTCCTCTGGTCGTCCGGCAGCGTTGATCAGCCAAGATATACGGCAATTACTAAACGAACCCAACCGTCGTTTCCGCCGTGTAAGGGACGCGAATGGCAAATTGGTCCCATCCCAGCCGATGAAAGATTATCATCCGGGGCAGGGTGTTTATCGCTCGTCTTATAAAAATGCTCTTCGCTTGGCTGCGACGGAAACAAATAAAGCGTTTCGTACTGCCGACTACGAGCGTTGGCAGAATATGGATTTTGTGACTGGTATAGAGGTGGAGCGTTCGCCGACGAATCACGGGCCGTGTCCTGTGTGTGATGCAAAGGCGGGGCAATATTCGAAAGATTTCAAGTTTACCGGATGGCATCCGCACTGTATATGTGTGGCTACACCGATTATGATGGATCATGAGGAGTTCGCTGAATGGTTGCTTCATTAAAGAAAATGAGGGCAACGGGGATTCTGTAGTAAAGTGGCAGTTTACAGAATACACCCGATGCCCTCTAAATTGTTTACTCAATTGCCACGTAATATCTCTATTATACTTTCGCTTTTTGTGCCTGTAGTTTCGAATTTAACTTCTCAGCCTCCTTTTGCATGTTCTCGGAAGCGTGCTTGATGTAGTATAGCATTCCTTCGGTTCTTCCTATCTCTCGACCGGAATTGAAAGCGGCTTGCAGTTCTGGAGTGGAGTACTTGCCCATTTCGGAGGGTTGGGCCGTCCTTTTGCCGTTACTATTGTTGGCGGCATTGGAATCCTTGGAATTGATAGACATATATAATAAAAAAAGGTATTCGTGCCTTTCCTGCTGTCTATCACATTCCAAGGGATGTTGTGGTCCCATTACAGTTCCACACAGGGGTACACGAATACCAAATATCGTTATACAATAAATGTGTGTGCATAAAAAATGCCCACATCCCTTAGTTAAATATGATAGACACCACAAAGATGAGCACTAATTCTGAATCCCACAAGAAAAAATAGAAATACCTTTGCGTTTTCATCTTGTTGTGCTATTTTTGCGTTATGTGGAAAGAGAAATTAGGAAACTATTTGATTGATGTCTCGAAATATATCTTTACAGGTGTAGTGGTAGCGTCTTTATTCAAGGATATGGAAGATAATAAGTGGCTGATTTATGGCCTAGGCTTTACGTCTTCTATTTTAGCCTTAATAGCAGGATTGGTATTAACGAATAAGAAAAAGGAGGATAAGTAATGGGAGCTATAATTGGATTCGCCGTGATAGGCATACCTTGTGCCGCATTTTTGATCTATTGCCTTACGCCTTCTGGCAAACAATGGCTTAGATCCAATCACATGATTTGACAAGATAGATTCTTATAGGAATAATTTAGAGATGAAAGCCTGCCGGTTGTCCGGTGGGCTTTTTTTATACCCGGAATATTCTTTCTCTCCCTTATATTTTAAACAGAAAACTCTTATGACAATTTTAGATTTAATCAAGGCGGCATGTAAGACAAAAGGCGTGCCGGAGAAGTATGCGGAACGTATTCAAAAGACGTTCAAGATTGAGAAAGCCGAGGGGATGGAGGCTTTCGTGGACCTGTTCAAGGATAATATTCTTCCGGCAATCCAAGAAGCGGAGAATGAAGCTAAGACTACGGCTGAAACGGCCGCTGTCGCCGCTTATGAAGCCAAGCATGGGTTGAAGGATGGTAAACCGGTAGAAGATCCGGATAAGAACAAGAAAACGGAAGAAGAGCTGTTGAAGGATCTTAGCCCGGAACTGAAAGCTTATCTGGAAAGTATGAGGAAGAGCGTCGATGATATGGCTAAGAAGGTGGGCGATTCCATTACCAACTCGGCAAACGAGGCTAAGAAAGAAACAGTCCGTAAGCAGTTGAAGGATGCCGGTCTTCCGGATAACTGGCTGGGACGTGTGGACTTGGCTTCGGAAACCTCTATCGAGGATCAAATCAAGGCGCTTTCCGAAGAGTTTACCGGAATCCAGCAAAAGGCAATCGATGATGCCGTGGCCCGTGGTGATTACGCTCCCGGTTCCGTGAATCTTCCGGAGCGTTCCGAGGCGGATTGGGCGAAGCTGATGGATCAGGATGCCGACAAGAGTGCGAATAATCCCGGTGTGGTGAACCTGGGTATTGAATAATCCAAGAAAAGTGTAACGTTATGTACAGAAAAAGAGAAAGAGAATTCCAGTATCCTCCCGGAATTGAAAAGATTATTGAGGATGTGATCGGCGGTGGGACGATTGACCGCCGGGATTTGCGGAACGCTTTGTTCAATGGCAAGTCGTTGGACGAGCTTCCTCCGATCGTGATCGTGGTGAAAGATCCGGAAACGGGGCTGTATCATGTATTGAAGACGGCGATGGCTTCCGATGCTGGCAATGAAACTACTTATAAGGTGTCCAAGAATCATCTGTTTGGTGTGGGTGACTTCGTGACGATTGGTGGAGCTTTGACAGGCGCGTCCGATAAGATCACGGCTATTGATAAGAGTCATGCGGAGTTTGATACGATCACGTTGGAAGCGACTATCGGTGCTGCCGCAAAAGGTCAGGTATTGGTTCAGGCTAAAGACAAACAGGCTGCGAAAGCCGCCAAGTTGCCTTATGATGGCGAATTGGTTGTCACGATGAATAAAGTCTACTTGACTGTAGCCAACCAGCAGTCCGGGTTATTGGTAAGAGGTACGGTAAACGAATCCTGTATGCCGTTCCCGGCAGATAAGGACTTGAAGGCATTAATGTCGTTTATCCGTTTTGTGTAATCCATTAAAATCAGATATATGGAAAGAAGTTTAATTAAGCAAGTGAATAAAAAGAACATGGTGGCCCGTTTGAATACCCGTCATGTGAAACCGGTTGTCTTCCCGAACTTCTTCGGGGTGAAAAGAAAGACCTCGTTGAAGTGGGAGACTCTGACCGGTGAGAAAGGCGCTCCGGTAATGGCAGACGTGATCTCTTTCGACGCTTCCGCACCGCAGAAGACCCGTGAGGTGATCAGCAAGCTGTCCGGCGATATCCCGAAGACAGCCGTCAAGCGTGGCATGAACGAGAGCGATTACAACGAGTATAAGCAATTGGAACGTGACGCGCAAGGTGACGCGGACCAGTTGGCATTGTTGAATCTGGCTTTCAAGGATCAGGATTTCGTGTATAACTCCGTTCGTGCCCGTTTCGAATGGTGGTGTATGCAGCTCATGAGCCGTGCGGGTTTCCATTTGTCGGCAAAGAACAATGGCGGTGTCGTTACGGCTGAGTTTGTCGGTTGCGGTATGCCGAAGAAGAACCAGCGTAAATCTACTACGGACTGGAGTAACGCTACAACGGCCAATGGATTGCAGGATATTGAGGATACGGTTGTGGCCGCTTCTGCCGAAGGGGTGACGATCCGTTACGTTGTAATGCATGTGGCTGATTTCTCTTTGCTAAAGAAACAGAAATCCACGTTCGACACGTTAAAGGCATGGGTTAATTCGTCCTCCAAGATATTGGTGACAAAGAATCTCATCAACGAGTATCTGGCCGAGCAGGAGATCCCGGTGAAGATCATTACCGTGAACCCGGCTGTCCGTATCGAGGATAGTGCCCATCGTCGTAAGACGATCAATCCTTGGGAGCGTAAGCGTGTATGCTTCTTGGAGGATTTGAAGGTGGGTGACATTCAGCATGGGCCGATCGCCGCCGAGTCTTCCGCTACCTTGCAGAAAATCGCTCTCATGGTTAAGCAGGATTGGATCTTGGTAACCAAATGGTCTGAGCTGGAACCGTTCAAGGAATGGACGAAAGCGGAAGCGAACGCTATTCCTGTCGTGAATGATCCGGATGCCATGTTCATCATGAAAGTGGATGGGAAGGATTGGAACGCTTCCGAGGATACCGAGGGTACGGATGATATCCCGGCGACATTCTTGGGTGAAACCGTCGAACCGGAGGATCAAACGATTCAGGATACTGAAAACGGAGAATAACAATTATGGCTAAGACGATTCGAGATACGATACTCGCTTATCCCGGTCTGGCTGACTGTGAAGATTTTTTGGATAACGTCGTTTTGCCGGGACGCGGTTTTGAAGGTACAGAAGATAGTAAGACGATCGATATCCGAAAACAAAAGCTGGTGGCCGCCGACCTTTATTCCATGGTCGGCGGTCTGCCGGACTTCACGGAAAACAAGCTCTCTATCACGTATCCCCGTGCATGGTATGACGCTACGGCGAAACGACTATACCGGGAGGGAGGAGAACCTGAGAAAGCGGAATTGATAGGCAATAAGATCGAGGTACCCAAAGGAAGGGCGAGAAACAGATGGTAAAGCGATATTCACATACTGCGATAGTGACGATTCAATCCTGTCAATTGGTCAAAGGGGAATGGGTTGCCGGTAAACTGACGGAAATAGAGGTCACTGGGCAATACTACCCGTCCAATAGTGGACAGCAGTTGAAGTGGAACGTCGATGGAAGAGAGTTCATCGTGCATGGTGAGTTTTCGACCAAAGCCCGTCCTGTGGAAAACGCGAAGCATATCCGGATTGACAGTATCGCTCTCGATGTGGATATCATTAGCTGGGAACCGTTTCAGACTCACTCTGTAATCTATGTGTAGTTTATGGCAAGGAAAGGTGGTTTGACTCCAATGTGGAGTGATAGGGAAGTAGGGCGTTGGTTCGATTACTATGTGGATCGGGCGGAAGAGCGGATATACAAGTTATTGCAACGTGCCGGGGAAGAGTTCGTGAAGATCGCTCGAAAAAAAGGGAACTATCAGAATCATACCGGTAACCTCCGTAGCTCAATCGGTTATGTGATCATTAAGGATGGCGATATATTGACCGAGAACTACGAGTTGTCAGATGAGAAAGGTACCGATAAACATACGGGATTGAGAGAGGCTAAAAGGCTCGTATCAGAATTACTTCCCCTTTATAAGAATGGCTGGGTATTGATTGGTGTAGCCGCTATGCCTTATGCCAAGTATGTGGAAGCAATCGAGAATCTGGATGTTATCTCTGTCGCCACGGAACATGCCGAGGATTGGATCAAGAAACAGAGTCGAACGTTATTTGATAAACTCGCTGAGAAAGGATATTGAATATGGCAGATCAGTTTGATATAGTGGATATCGTATATAATGCGGTTGAGCCGGCGAGTACGGGCTTTATCCTGTATAAGGATCAATCCGGCGATGGCGAGAAAAGAAATCATATCACGATCCGCTCTCTGGCCTTGAATGGGAAAGATTATGTCAACAAGGGATCGATAAATATCAATATCTTCGTCAAGAGACCCTCGAAAGGCGTATCGGATCGACAGTTGATGATAGAGACCGTACGAGGCGTGAGGTTCGTGTTGCGGGATATCAAGCCGCCGTTGGGGATGTATTGGAAATCTCGGATCGTCTGGTCTGAGCCTATGGGCGAGGCCAAGGATGGCTTCGATTGTACGAATATTAGATTAGAGGTTATAACAGAATTAGATTAGTGATATGGAAAGAAGTTTAGCGCTGGATGTGGCGTATTTAGGAGTTGCGGAACCCGGGGATGGCGTGGCCGGTACCGAGTTCACCCAATGCGTTGACGTGGATACGGTGACGTTCAATTTCTCGGACGCCAAGGAGCTTAGTTTTACGTCCATGGGGCATGAGGATCCTTGGGCGGTGGTGAGTCGGAAAGGAGATCCTTCCAGTATAGAGTTCACTATCCCTTCTCCCACGAGCGACGAGATGAAAATGTTTTGCGGGGGAACCGTTTCCGGTGATAAATGGGAGGCTCCTTTGTCTACGCCCTCGATATTGAAGACGATCAGGCTACAGAGCCTGCCGTACCAAGGTAAGTTCACGGAATATGTCTTTGTCAAGTGCTCTGTGTTCGGGAAGATCAGCCAAGCCCCGGATAAGGAGAATTGCGATCTCTTATTGGTAAAGGCCACGATCATGACACCGGTATCTGCGGCTGGCAAACAAGCGTCCCCGTATAGCAGGGCGGTGAAGGCCGTATCGGAAGACACGGAATGATGTTTTTTGTTTAGGTTGTCTAGAGCCTCGGTTTTTGCCGGGGCTCTTATATTTTAGAGGAAAATGATTATGAATGCGGAAGGAATTAGAGAGATTGCTAAAATGCAGTGTTCGATTGATGGTTATTCATATTTTCTTAAAAACTTATATCTAAAATTGATTTATCCCAATAAGGAAATAGCCTGTGTTTCTTCTGGTGATGATATTAGTGAAGCTATTTGGCAGGAGGTTGAGAAATTACAAAATCGATTAAAAGACTATGAGCGTAAAGCGAGCACTACAGATTGAGAGCGACGTGGTGACAAGTCGGTCAGTCGTGATTCCTTTCGAGTTCAAGCCGGAGACGATCCCGGCGGGTAAGAACGTTGGTGATAGTATCGTTATCACCCCGATCACGGTAAGGACCGGGTTTAGGATACGGCCGTTACTCTTGCGGATTGACAAGGCGGACAAGGATGCTATCGTGGCTCATAAGGATGTTACGTTTGATAGTGTACTGTCGGAGTTGATGGCGAAATATGACGAGTTGATCTTTGAGATCGTATGTTTGGGTATCCATAACAAGAAAGGGGACATGCCCGCTTGGTTCCGGGAGGTACTGAAGGATAATTGTACATGGGAAGACCTGTATATCCTTTTGAACGCTATTCTCTTTCGTCTGGGTTGTAACCCTTTTTCTCGTACTATCATAGCTTTGGAAGCTGTGAGCCCGTTAAGCGAAGAGGAGATAATAGCCCTTCAAGAAAACAACGAGACTTGGATAGGTCGGAGCCGGTGACGCAAAGTAGCTTCATGTTCCTTGTACTATGTAACGAGGCGTTCGGGTATACGCATGAGCGGACATTGGACAGCGATCTGGCGCTTGTCATGTCCATGCTACGGGAACATGGTTACTTGGTGAACGACCGGAACAAATCACTGCTCATGGACGATGATGAATCCGGAGATAATCATGGCGAGTGGGTCGAGGTAATCGATTTCGATACGGGAAAAAAGAAAAGGGTTCGAAGAATGAGCCCGGTATGATATATATTACTTTGCGTAGAGAACGTTTGTCATAGTGATTTTGGTTGTAAAAAAACCGACGAACCGTGAGGCTGGTCGGTTTTTGTTCTCTGTAAATGTGTCAAGATCTTCAGAGTGTCTGCTCGATAACCAGAGCGGTGTCTTCTAGCGAAAAGTAATTGGGTAACGCTCCGGATGGATTATGCTGTCAATCTCAAGATCCACATCAATTGCGTCCCAACGCAACGAATCCTCGTCCGGCATGGTCACGTCCAATACATCCGATACTTTTGCATTTCTGAACCAAGGGTATCTGTCATACGATAGATAATATTCCTTCCCTCCTACGAAAAGGAGGATACCGTGTGCATTAATCATTGTTACTCCCGCAGGGGTTGTTCCATTCATTTTTTTATTATATCGAGGCCGGACAAGCTGCATGAGAATATTCGTTGGTATCTATAAGATGGATATTCAAAACATCTTCAATATCAAAAAGAGTGCTGGTTGTAAAGTTGTGGTCTCCTCTTAACCATTTGGATATCTCAGAGGGACGTTTACACATTTTCTCGGCAAATTCCTTTTGGGATAGACCTTTCCTTTTGATACCTTCTGCAATTTTTACAGCAAGCATCATACGTCTTTCCATGTTCTTGGCTCTTTTCGTGTCTATATTGCCAAGTACTGTATCCAAAATAGATGTATTGTTCATATTTATTCCTCCTTCAATTTTAAATTACCTAAGAAAAAACCGTTATCATCGAGATGTATATCCTTGTTTTTGATGGCTTCTGATATGATTCTGGATATTCGAACCACTGTTTCAGCTTCTTTTTTTAAGGAAGAACTTTCTTGATAAGCTCTAATGTTTTTGGGCTTATATCCTCCACCTCCAACAATGATAGCAACGTTAGCAAATCGAATACAATAGATTCTTAATTTTTTGTCAGGACTATCAAATAGAGCGCAAACACCATCTCCCGGTTTCCCTTCATTTAGCTTGAAAAAGTGTTCGGCTGCCCCCGTTTTTGTAGCCATAATTTTCAATTTAGATACGATATCTTCTATTTCGGTTGGGTATTCAGAATAGTTGTTCTGAAGAAATTGTTCAAAAACGCTCTGATCCTCTTGACCGAGAATAACAGAATATATCTGAGCCTTTTTGCCTGACAGTTGCTTTATCTTGATAATCTCGAATTCCACGATAATTTTTCTTTTTACAAAAGAACGAAGAAAAAGCGACAAGGCAAAAGAAAATGTCGAAAAAGATAACTTATAAGTGAATTTTTAACGGTTGACAGTCTCACATGAAAGGCTATCCTATATTTTACCATAAACGCATTATGGGAATCAGAAATAGGGAGGGTAGTCTGTACATGGTAACCGGCATCGATAACTCCGGCTTGTATGAAGGAAAGCGTGAAGCACTAGGGATTATCAAGACCTTGGCCGGTGAGATCACGTCTTTTGACGTATTCGGAGGTATCGGTATCAGTGCGGCGACGGCGTTCGCCAAGGCCGCGAAGAGCTCATACGACTTCGAGAAGGAGTTCCGGAAAAACATGCTGGAAGTAGCGACCATTTCCACGCAGGTAACGGATGATATGACCGGTTTCATGAATCAGGTCATGTCCATAACCCAAGAGATACCGATCAAGGCTCCGGAGGCCGCCAAGGCGTTATATAGCATTGTCTCCGCCGGACATGACGGGGCGGATGGTATGAAGATCCTAGAAGTTTCGGCTAAAGCTGCCGTGGGAGGACTTACGGAAACCGAGACGGCAGCCGATGCCATTACAACGATCCTGAATGCTTATAAGATGTCTGCGGAGGAAGCCGGTACGGTCTCGGACCAGCTTTTTACAACCGTCCGGTTGGGTAAGACTACATTTGGCGAATTGGGAGCCTCTATAGCCCAAGTTGCTCCTATTGCGGCCGCATATGGGATTAGTATCGACCAAGTGTTGGGTGCTGTCGCTTCATTGACCAAGCAAGGAACGCCGACGGCGCAGGCTATGACACAGATCCGTGCCGCTATCCAAGGAACCGCTGGAGAACTTGGAGACGCCGCTTTCCAAGGTCGTACTTTCCAAGAGGCATTACAATTGATTTATGAGAAGGCTGGTGGTTCCGCTTCCAAGATGAAGGAAATGCTTGGCACGGATGAAGGCTTGGCCGCTACACTGGCTTTGACTGGAAAGAATGCAAAGGCGGCAGCAAATGATTTGGGAGAGTTGCAGGGCTCCTTGGGTGCGACAGAGGCTGCGTTTGAGAAGATGGCTGACGCCGCCGATAATCAGCTCACGTTGTTGGCGAATAATGTACAGGCTTATTTGCGCCCAATGGGAGAGAGGATATTGAAAGAGGTGTCAGATATCGCCAAGGCGTTTAATGAGGCTTTTGAGAACAATGATATCGAGGGGACGATATCGAGGGTTGAGGCATTGGTGAAAAATGCGGCGGGAGCGTTTCTTTCTTATAAAACAGCTATTTTGTTGGTTCAAGTGGCGCAACGATCTTATATCAAGACATCAGCTTTGAGCAGACTGGCGACGATTCAGCATACGACCGCAACCGCGCTGCTTACAGGTGCTTTGAAAAAACAGGCTGTTGCAATGTTGGCCGCCGGAAAAGCTGCCCTTGCGAATCCGTATGTCTTGGCCGTGGCGGGTGTTACGGCCCTTGGGTATGCGATCTTCAAGCTCGCGACACAGGCGACGGCATCAGAGAAGGCGTTGGATTCCCATAATAAGAGGGTCGCAGAGATGAAGGACTGGATAGAAGGCATGAGATCTCAAACGGATGAACTATTGAATGCTTTGCGCGACGATAACAAGTCCATGTTACAGAAAGTGGAGGCATACGAGAAATTACAAACCCTCTATCCGGATGAACTGAAAAATCTATCCTTGCAAAAGTTCATGTTGATGGATATGACGGAGGCTAATAAGATGCTTTCTAAATCGATAGATGAGCGAACCATGGCCCAACAGCGCGCTACCGTAAACTCCATAGAGGATGAAATTGCAAAAAATAACCATCGAATCTCCCAGCTAGACAAGAAAAGTTGGATTGATACCAGCTTTTCGGAGGCATTTGAGTTACGTCGTTTACGAAAACGGAACGAGCAGTTGAAGATTGAGCATGATAAAGCGGTTGAGATAGTCGTACAAGGATTGAAGGCTCGTACGAAGGCGGAGGCGTTAGCTAGTAGCCAACAAGAGGAGGAAAAGGCGAAAATAGCTACACCTATTGATAAAAAGGAACTAGAAAAGCGAAAAAAGCTTCAAGACGAACTCCTATCCCTCCGCCGGCAGAACCAGCAATCCGAGATCGACCTGATGAAAGAAGGCTCCGCAAAGAAGATCGCCCAGATAAACCTAGACTATGACAATGAGATCGCCGCCATACTTACCAAGGAAAAAGAGTGGAAAGACGCTCAAGGCGGCAAACTGACTAAAGAACAGACCGTGGAGATTCATACAGCCTTGGTGAACTCATACGTCAAACGGGAGCGATCGACCTCTAATGTGAATAAGGAACAACTGGAGGAAGAGAAACGTGCCATGAACGAGTACCTGAAAGAATATGGCTCATATTTTGAAAAGCGTCAGGCTATCACGGCTCTTTATAACGAGAAGATAGCCAAGGCTACGACGGAAGGCGAGCGTAAGTCCCTTTCCGAGGCCATGAAAAGGGAACTGTCTGATCTCGACATAGAGGCGAGCAAGACGACTTCCGCTATCAGTCGGTTGTTCGGTGACATGAAAGACAAGACCCTCTCCGAGTTGGAGGCCATCAACCGGAAGGGGCGTGAAGCCTTGGAGTTCTTGAAAAGCGGTGTCTGGGATGAGAGCAAGGGCAAGGATTTCGGTATCACGAAAGAGACGTTTGAACTGTGGAGTAAATCACCCGATAAACTAAAAGATATCTCGGACGCGCTCAAGGAGAACAAGGAAGCCGCGGACAAGTTGCGCCCGGCATACGAGAAGGTCGCCAAAGGTCTGAAAGGCGTATTTGAGGCTGGTAACGATACGAAAAAGCTGCGACAGGCAATTGACGATATAGAGGAAGGGCTTGGCGAAATCATGCGGTCCGGGCAATTCCTCTCTGATACTTTCTCGAAACTCGGGGATTCGTTCGGTGGTGCGTTCGGTGAGATAGCCGAAGGCTTGAATGTGGCCATGGATGCGGTCAATTCCGCCATGGACGGGGCGAAAGCCGGTGCGATGTTCGGGCCGATCGGTGCGTCTGCCGGTGCCGCTATCGGGGTGGTCACATCCCTTGCCTCCTCTATCGCCAAGATCCATGACAAGAAGAACGAGAGTCGTATCCAGCGTTTGCAGGATCAGATCGACACGTTGGACAAGTCGTACGATAAGCTGGGCAGGTCCATCGAGAAAGCCTATTCCAAGGATGCCTCCAAGCTTATCGACCAGCAGAATAAGCTATTGGAACAGCAAAAAGTGCTTATCCAAAACCAAATCAAGGAGGAGGAGGACAAGAAGAAAACCGACAATGACCGCATCAAGGAGTGGCGGGACCAGATAGACGAGATCAATAACACCATAGCGGATAATAAGGAGGCCGGCAAGGACGCCATTTTCGGTAGTGACATAAAATCGGCGATCGACGATTTCGCCAACGCTTACGCCGACGCGTGGGCCGCCGGGGAGGACAAGGCGCGATCGGCCAAGGATCTCGTGAGGAAGATGATAAGGAACATGGTCACGGAGTCGATCAAGGCCGCCGCATCCGATCCCATGAAAGAGATCCGGGAGAAGCTGCTCGAGTTCTGGTCCGACGATTATATCAGCGACTGGGAACAGGATTATCTGGATCGGAAGGCGCAGGAGCTGGCCGACGACCTCGACCGTAAGTTTGGTTGGGCCGACAAATATTTCAATACCGGTAACGCGGTAGAGGAGGACGACGGGCGTACGGCCTCGTCCAAAGGTGTTGGTTCCATCTCCCAGGACTCCGCGGATGTTATAGACGGTAAGATGTCGACCCAACTTATATTTTTAGATAGGACGTTGGTGCAAGTGACGGGTATAGCCGACCAGATGCGCTTCATCTACGACCTCCAGACAAGGGGCTGGAAGAACGTGGAGGCGATCAAGGACCTGTCCGGGAAGGTGTCGGAGAACACGGCCAAGGTAGCGGAGATCTCCGGACGTATAGAGGCCCTATCCGAGAAGATAGAGGCGAATACCAAGTCGGCGGCCTCCGGTATAAAGACTATTAACGACAAGGGTATATTAATGAGATCAAGATAATGATGGAGACGGTTAACGACATAATCAAATCGGCCCTCTCGCTCGGGGCATGCAGTGGTTCTAACGGGGTGACGGACTGGAGAAGCCTCGTGTGGCTGTTCTTCAGCCCGCAGGGGCGTGAGTTTTGTGCGGAGAATGATTTCCCGTCGTTAGACATGTTCCGTGGCATGGCCGGTCACGTGATGCCCTACGGGGTGTACGTTGACTCCGGCCACGTGTACGTAACCAATCCCGGCAATATTGCCGTGATAGGTGATACGGATGCGGTGATAACGATAGACGATAACGAGCGTGTTCACAAGGTGATCCTCATGCACGGCGGCAAGGCTAGGGTTGTGGCGAGCGATTACGCCGTGATCCTGCTGGTGAATATCGGGGGAGAGGTTGAGATAAACAAGGATAATACCGTGGTGATCTTATGAGGGGTGAGTTATACATAGACGGCAAGGACGCCTACACCGATTTCGGCGTATGGATCACGGAGGGAGGTTACGACGGCCTTCTCCCGTTCCCCGAGCTGGTGGAACCGGCTAGGAACGACTGGCCGGACGAGGACGGCATAGAGCCGGACTTGGAAAAGCCCACCTTGAAACCACGGGAGCTCAACATCACGTTCGTCCGCAGCGTGGACGGAAGATCCGCCGGCGCTCTCGTCGAGCACCTATCGAAGTCCGGGTATCACCTCTTCCGTATCCCCTCGCTGGGCAGGGAGTGGAGCTTGCGACTCATCCAGAGCCCGGCGTATGAGGATTGGGACACGTTGGAGGCCTTCACGTTACGGTTCGCCGAGGATCAGCCCGTAAGACCCTTGTCCGTGGTGATCCCGGAGGGTAGAGCGTATGTTCCTCCATCCGAGTACGAGCTGGACGGCGTACCCTTGGATCGATACGGCGTGATGGTGACGGAGGGCCGGGACGAGATCATGAGATCCCCGACCGTGAAGACTAACCTGTCCCGTACGGTACTGGACGTTGACGGTAGGATCTACGATGCCGGCAAGGTGGTGTATAATAGCAAGGAGGTTACTCTTGAATGCTGTCTCATCGCCGGCTCAATGACGACATTCTGGAGTTGTTACGACGCTCTGTTGGATGCCTTGATCCAGCCGGGCGAGCGTTCGCTGTACGTGGATTACAACGTGGAGGAATACCCCTGCTACTACAAGAGGACGTCCGGCTGGAAGCTTGAGAGCCTCCGGGGGCGTGTGGTGGTGACATTCAACCTCACGCTGGAGTTCACGGTGTTCCGGATGGATGGTATCGATTACCTGCTGGCTACCGAGGCCGGGGAACTGGTGGTCACGGAGGACGGGGAGTATTACATAGACTTGAACATATATGCCGATTAAGAAAAAGAAAATATCAGAACTCACGCTGGCTGACAGCCTTACCGGTCTGTACACGATCGGTTGTAAGATCATAGACGGCATACAAACCAGCGTGAAGGTGAGCCTCGGAACCATCCAGACGGCTTACGAGAACATGCTCACGGAGATCTCCAACGCCCGTGCCGCTACCAAGGCGGCTAATACGGCGGCCTCCAACGCCAACACCGCTAAGCTGAACGCCGAGGCGGCCACGTCAAAGGCTAATACGGCCACGGCGAACGCCATCACTGCGACAGGGAACGCCAATACCGCAACCGGTAAGGCTAATACCGCGGCTGATCTAGCCAATAAAGCTGCGGCTAACGCTAATACCGCCCACGATGGGCTAGAGAAGATCAAGGAAGATACCGAGATCGCAACTAAAAACGCAAATGACGCGGCGAAATTGGCGAATGAGAAAGCTTCTTACGCCAACACGCAGGGTAACTTCGCCAAGACACAGGGTGACCGCGCGCAAGAGCTGGCCGACCACCCGTGGAAGGTTGGCGATAACGGCAACTGGTGGAAATGGGATCTGGATGGGGACAGGTATGTCGATACGGGCATCCTCGCTAAGGGAGGCGTCTTGTACCCGACCTTCACGATCAACCCCGCCGACATGACGCTGGTGATGTCCTACGAGGACGAGGTGTCACCAAACCTTGTCAAGCTCAACCAAGAGACCGGTGAGCTGTATTTGAACGTATGACCAAAAAAAGGAAGGAGGAATTATAATGAGTCAGATTGTATTGGGGAAGGTGGCGTTCGTCGATAAGGGCGTTTATGCCACGGCGAGTACGTACAACACCTTCGATTTCGTCGTCACGGATGATAGCTGCTACCTCTGTGTCAAGGACGGAAACAAGAACCACCCCTTGACCGATACGGCTTGGTGGAAATGTATCGCCCGTGGTACGCAGGCAACGGAAGCGGCCAAGACCGCCCTTGCGGAGGCGAATAAGGCTATCGAGGCCACGAGGAACGCTATCTCTGCTGCGGGTTTGGCTAACGCTAAAGCGTTGGAGGCTGGGAAACAGGCTGATTTGGCCGGTCGAGCATCTGATGAGGCTTTGGCTGCCGCTGTCGAGGCTGAGGCGATGATTTCCGAGGGCAATGCGCAGATCGCTTCCATGAAAGCGGCCGAGCAATCGTTGATGAGTCAAGCGCTTCTTGCCCCTACCCGTATGGAGCTGAAATATGTCAAGAGGATAACGTTAGGGAATACGGTTGCCCAGAGGATAGCCGTGAGTTTATTTCCGGCCTATGTCCTTCCGAACGTGATCTTTCAGCAAGCGTTTTATTCCGGGGATGCCCTGTATGTGGACCAACATGGGAACTTGACCGTGCGTAAGACCGGCACGGCCACGATCCACGTTATCCCGGCGCAGAATACCTCGCTCGCCCAAACGATAGAGATCGAGGTCACGGCCCCGGTTATCCGCAAGGCCGGTAGCGTGATGAGATTTTTATCCGGTAGCCGGATACGAAAGGTATAATTGTCTAACATTTTAATATACAGAATCATGTCATTAACAACAGCAGAGGAGGAGAAGGTACGCGCTATCATCACGGCCTTCGATAACGGCAAAACAATCGACCAGCTGCCCTTGGCCGACACGAACCAGCCCTCCAAGTATTTGATCGAGGGAGTGTCCAAGGAAACGGGCGAGTCAGTGAGGATCCCTTTCGCCGACGCGGTATCGATCGTGAACAAGCACGTCGCTATCCGTCGCTGGAAACGTGGTCAGGGCACGCCAGTCGGCGAGTCCTACGGTAATATCGATTTCCTGCGGGATCTTCCCTCCGTGATCGGTCTGGGCTGCTACCTCGTGTCCGTTGACCGTAGCCGGCGTAAGCTTGACCCGACGAACCACCATCGTTTCGCCGACGGCAGTCCCGCCGCCTTGGACGGCACGATGGGCGATTACCTGTGGTGCTGGAACGCCCACTACTACTCTTGGTGGGTAGACTCCACCTATTATTACGAGGCCGTGAGCCCGACCCCGATCGAGGGTCATTTGAACTATTATATCCCGGCCGGGGGTACGTCGGCCTTGGGAGCCGGCGTCATGGATCGTACGAGCGGCACGTTGGTCTCCGTCGTCAGCGACGATCCCCGTTATCGTGGCGGGAACAACGACGCGACGAGGGATGGGAAGCACAACACGCAGCTAGGCATGGTTGCCACGAACATGAATGCCGCGGCTTTCGGCACGGCCGCCCGCAAGAAGGGTGAGGGCTGGGAATCCGGCTGGTTCGTCGCGAACAGCGTCGTCGGTTATCTTTACCGCCTTATCATGGGTACCCGTGATTGTCAGTCCGCGTTGAACCCGGTAAAGGACTCCAATGGCCTATATCAGGGCGGTACCGGTAAGGGGGTTACGGAATGGTCTTGGGATCCTTGGTCAAGCCATAACGGTGGTTATCCGATTATTCCGACGAGCGTAGGGATCGAGTTGGGGGACTCGGTCGGCGTGAGCGACTACGCCGTGAAGGGCTCGGACGGTGGTACCGTCCACCAAGCGCACGTCCCTTGTTTCCTCGGCTTGAAGAACTTCTACGGCCATATCGGTCTGATCGAGCGTGGCTCCTTGATAAACAAGCTGTCCGACGGTAGCGGAGATTATTATGTCGCCCCGTCCCTTTACTCGGCTTTCAACATAAACTCGATCGAGGGTCTGATAAAGGCTGCGAAGGTTCCTAAGAACGATCCCAGTGGCTGGAAATATATCACTGAGCTCAGTATGCAGAATCTATGCTCCGCCCCGACTGTCGCCTCCGGCAGCTCCAGCACCTATTATTGCGACGGTTGGTATAACGACAACGCTATTTCCGTCCTTCGCTGTCCGTTCCGGCGTGGTCATGCGTTCAGCGGTGCTTATGCTGGCTTAGCGTGCCTCATTGGTAGCTATGCGGTCTCGAACGCTAGCGTGGACTGGTCGTCGCCCCTAGGATACGCCGCTGATTTATTCAGTAAGAAGAAGTGGAGGAGAGACCCTGTTACTGGACAAAAAATCAAGGCTAAGGGTATAGTCCCGGTAGGTTGATAAACCGACGGCTCATGACCTGATGGCGATTGCAGACACTGGACACTAAAAGACACTTGGGACACCATGAGGAGAAAAGGTGACTTTTCCGGGGATATAGCCCGGAAAGAAAACTATTACAAGGCTTTTGATCATGCCAGCAAGAACAAGCATGGCAAAAAGGCCATAACAAAGTTCGAGGCGGACTTGGAAAAGAACCTTTCCGATCTCCTATACTCTTTTGAAAACGGGACGTTCGTAACCTCCCCGTATCGTTTCATGACCGTCCATGAGCCGAAAAAACGTCTTATCGGGATGCTCCCTTTCCCGGATCATGTCCAGCATTGGGCGATGCTCAATGAGGTGGAGGATTATTTTACGAGATCCTTCTCCGCGTATACCTACGGAGGGGTGAAAGGACGCGGTCCCCACGCCTACATGAGGATGATCCGGAAGGTCCTGAGAAAATATCCGGAACGTACCACCGACTATCTCCTGTGCGATATCCACCACTTCTATCCGACCGTCAATCACCCGGTACTGAAAAGCCAGCTCAGGACACGCATCAAGGATAATCATTTATTGCGAAGGCTTGATGAGATCATTGACAGCGTCGAGGGGGATACCGGTATGTTTCCCGGCACGAAGCTGGCGCAGTTCTTCTCGCTTGTCTATCTTTATCTTTTCGATCACGATTTGAAGCGGTGCTTCCATGTCGGGGAATGCCCTGCTTTGGTTGAGTACTACACGAAAAGGTATATCGAGGAAAGTATCGCAACGGCCAAAACAGAACATGATTATGAGGAGTTATCCAAAGGGATCCAATATCTCTCGGACAGGTTCAAGGGATATCTGAACCGTCTGGATTTCTGCTACCGTCTCGCCGATGATGTCCTGATACTGCATGAGGACACCGTATTCTTGCACCTTGTCATCGAGTGGATCGGTCTTTATTACGCTAACGAGCTTAGGATCGGTCTTAACCCGAGATGGAAGATCGGGCACGTGACGGACGGTGTCGATACGGGGGGATACGTGCATTTCCCGGATCACGTCCGTGTCCGGAAACGTAACAAGGTGGCTCTCTGCCGCCAGATAGCTAGATTGAGAAAGAAGGGTTTGCCGGACGAGGAGATAAGGAAGAGGGCCTCTTCCCGTATAGGCTTCATCCAACACGCTGATACGAGTAATCTATTAAATAAATTAGGAATGGAAACACCAAGGAAAAGACTGGGACAGGTGATAAGGAATAAAAAAAGTCCGTGGGAGGATCTCCCGGCCGACCGGAAAATGAGATTCGAGGATATACTTTATGATACCCGGATACCGGAGGACCGGAGAGGCCCCGAGGAGGACAGGCTGATCGAGTTGATCGATTATAAGATTGAGGATAGCAAGATCGAGAGAAACGAGGACGGCACGCCAAAGAAGTGCCTCGCCATACGTTTCCGATGGAAAGGCGAGGAGCGTTACGCTTTCACCGGTTCCGCCGTCTTGATTGATCAGGCGCTCACGGACTTCTCTCACGAGGACTTGCCGGTGGATACCGTGATAAAGGTGCTCACCAACAAGTTCGGTAAGAAATTTTTCAGGTTCACTTGACCCATAGGGATCGCTCTTGGCCGATCCTTCTGGGTCGGCTAAAAAACATTTAAATATATGGAGACAAGAGCGATTTACACGGAGAGAAAGACATTCGTAAAATACGATGACAACCATTACCTGCTATACCTGAACGAGGAGGTCTTGGAGAACCACGTTCCGGAGGGCCACGGGGGCGAACCGGAACCGGAGCCCCGCGTGGCTTACGCCTATACCGGCACGTGCGAGGATGGCGGCACGCTGATAGAGGCCGCGGATGCCACGTACGAGCGGTTCGTGTCCGGGCTCGTACGTGCGAGATATTCCGCTGACAGGGTGGAGGCGATCACCCTCAATAAATTAGGTTCGGATACGGCAAGGATGGCCGAGTTCGAGGCGGAGTTCGCGGAGCTGGAGCGTTACAGAAGCGATTGTAAGACGAGGGTACGTGCCTTGCTGGGTATGCCCGAAAGCGTCTCGAACACCCTTTAAATACCGTTCGAGATGCGTATCTACGACAAGACGGGCGAGGTATTGCTTGACATCCCGGTGGACGATGACAGCTATCGTTACCGGGCGATAGCGCAAGCGAAGAAGGTGGAGCTGCGTTACTCCCTAGTGGATCACGTGGAGCTGCCCACCGGGGCGTATATCGAGTACCAGGGGGAAAGGTACACGCTGTGGTACCCTTCGGATTTCAAGAAGGAGGGCACGAGGGTATTCGACTATACCGTCACCTTCGGCGGTAACGAGGAGATCCTGAAAAAATATAAGTACAAGCTGTTGTCCGACAAGCTGTACAAGCTCAAGTTCGTCATGACGGCCACGCCGAGGATGTTCGTGGAGCTACTGGTGGACAACTTGAATCTTTATGATTCCGGCTGGACGGTCGGCACGGTGATCGAGGCCCCGGAGAAACTGTTGTCGTTCAACCATGAGAAATGCTGGGCTGTATTGGGGCGTTTGGCCGAGGAGTTCGACACGGAGTTCGAGATCGTGGGCAAAACTATCAACCTCCGCAAGGTGGAGTATTACAGGGACGCTCCTCTAAAGCTATCCTACGGAAAAGGTAACGGATTCCTTCCCGGTGTAGGTCGTGCGAACCAAGGCAACAACCTCCCCGTGGAGATCCTTTACGTGCAAGGCGGCGAGCGGAATATCGATTACTCGGTCTACGGTAGCCAGACATTGTTGCTTCCCAAGTCACAGGAGCTGGAGTACCAAGGCCGACGGTACAAGACCGACAAGGACGGGATGTATGTCACTCGCGCGGACAGGCCCCTTTCCTCTTATAATGAGGACAGCTACGACGCCAGCGATATATATCCATCCCGGGTCGGCACGGTGAGCGAGACCGACACGGAGCCGGGCGAGGACACGGACGGGAACGATGTCACGTTCTACAACTTCTATGACTCATCGGTTCCCGCCAACCTCAATTTCGAGGATTGCCTGATCGCCGGCCAGACCATGACGGTTATCTTCCAGACAGGCCGTTTGGCGGGCCGTGAGTTCGATGTAAAGTATGTACATGACGGCCGTAAGTTCGAGATCGTCTCGTCCGAGCAGGATGGCATGACGCTGCCGAACGCTTCCCTGTATCCGGAGGTCGGCGACAAGTACGCCGTTTTCAACATATCCCTTCCCGCCGCCTACGTGTGCGACAACGCCACCAAGACCGGGGCGAGCTGGGACATGTTCCGGGAGGCGGTACGCTACCTTTACGAGCGTGAGGAGCGGCAATTCACGTTCATCGGAGAGCTGGACGGCATATGGGCCAAGAAGAATTGGTTGGCGATCGGCGCCAAGCTGGTACCCGGCGGTTATGTTGATTTCAGCGATCCCCAGTTCCAGCCGGACGGTATCCTGATCCGGATCACCGGGGTGAGGGATCACATTAATAGGCCCCACAGTCCGGAGCTTGAGCTATCCAACACGCCGGTAGGCGGTTTCCTGTCCGATGAGTTGGGCAAGCTGGAGAGCGAGGAGGTCGTTAATGACAAGAGGTATAAGGAAGCGTTACAGTTTACCAAGCGCCGTTACCGTGACGCTATCGAGGCGCAAGAGATGCTGGAAGTGGCCTTCGATAATTACTCCAAGGGCATAGACCCGATATGGGTACGTACCATGTCGCTCTTGGTGGGTGATGAGTCCCTGCAATTCCGTTTCGTCAACAGCAAGACCGCTCCTGTGACCGTCATGCCCGATTTCAGGTATGATGACAACACCGGGGTGTTTACCGCCCCAGCTTTGATCTTGCAGCACATGACGCTGGGCATCAGTGATATCAAGGAGTCCCATAAGCCTTCCGAATACCAGTATTGGGATATGGGGGCGTATACGAGTCCCTACTTGGGGGATTACGGGAAACTCTATCTCTATGCGAAGTGCGGCAAGAGCGGTGGGAAGGGGACGTTCGAGATGTCCGGGAGCCCTCATAAGTTCGAGGAGGATGGGTACTATTATTTCTTGACCGGTTTATTGGGGAGCCAGTTTGACGGGGCCCGTTCCTTCGTTACCGTGTACGGTTTCACGGAGATACTCCCCGGCCGGGTGACGGTGGATAGGATTGTCTCGACGGATGGTAATACCTATTTCATACTGAATAAGGGGGATGGCTCTGGCGAGTTTCATGGGCGTATGGTCTTTACCGCCGGTTCGGGGCTGAAAAACCTTGATGAGTGGCCGGAATTGGATCAGTCTATCAAGGAGGCCAAGAAATCCGTGGAGGACCTGAACTATTACGTGGACGGGGCGTTCAAGGATGGTATAGTCACGGAGACGGAGGCCGTAGCGATCGAGAAATACCTGAATACGGTCAATGTTTCCAAGGCCGAGGTCGAGGCCACTTATAAAAAATTATATGAGAATACCTATCTCTCCGGCCCGGCCAAGACCGGGCTTTTGAACGCGAAGGTGACATTGTTCGGGGCGATTGACAACCTATTGTCCTCCATCAATACCGCTATCGTTGACGGCAAGGCGACAGAGGCCGAGAAAAAAGACGTTGACGCCAAGTTCACGGCCTTCAATACCGCCATGTCCTCTTTTAACACAGCCGTAGAGGCCGCAAACAAGGCTATTCAAGATACGCTGAAAGGGTATTCAGATACAGCCATGAAAAAGGCGCAGGACGCTCTTAGCGAGGCGGAAAATGCCAGTAACGCTGCCAATAACGCCCAAGGATCGGCTAACGATGCCCAGAGCATGGCCAATGACAAGGCGAAGGTGTTCTACCAATCCACGGCCCCGAGATCGGGAATGCGGAAGAACGATCTTTGGGTAGACGGCGTGAATATCTATCGCTATAATGGTGAAGGGTGGGTTTTCGCCTCCGAGTACGACTGCACGATTACCGAGATCAATGGCGGCCTCGTGTCCACGGGGGCGATAGCGTTCGGTAATACCGGGGGCATGGCCGCTAGCGGTACCGTAAGGATATGGTCCGGCGGGAACTCCGGGGCGAACGGGGAGCCTCCCGCTTCCCCGACATTCAAGGTGCTCAGTGACGGCAAGGTATATGGCAGCAACTCCATCATGTGCATGAACCGTAATTACGAGGTCTCATGCGGTTTCGCCAGTGACGGTAATAGCGGTGGCGATATCTCGAACCTTGATCCGGGATCTGTCCGTATATGGGTCGGCAGCACTTACGAGCGAAGGGATGAAGCCCCTTTCCGGGTCGGGCTAAGCGGTTTGGTGGCCGCTAGCGGATTGATGCTCTCCAAGCGACATTATATGTATAACGGGGCGTTGGCCATCCACAACGACGGACAAGTCACGCTAAGATCGGTAGATACCGATAATGGTGGTAACCACCTGCGTAATGTCATAATGCAGACGTATCCGAATTACGTGAACTCGGTACTTGATCTGACCGATATATTAGACTCCGCTACGGCGATGAGTGTCCCGCCTATCTTGACATTGAGGTGTGGGCGTTCCGCTTATACCAATTATCCGAGGATATGGATTAACTGCGTGCATAAGGCTGGTTGGGGTTCCGCTTTCCGGGTCGAGTCCCGGTATTTTAATGACGATGGTGCCATGGAGAGAACTGTCATTAATGTCGGCTCCATGATGACACACGCGCAATTGGGGGCGTTAAGCTCTTCGCCCGAGCTATATCCTGTTTATTATGATAACAAAACAGGTTATTTATGTATGAAATACTAATTTAAAAAAATAATAGATATGAAATTGACATTGAAAGACAGGGTATTAATACTCAATAACGTGCTGCCGATGTACGACAATCGCAAAAATATCGGCTTGAAAATATCTATCTCCGGCAAGGTCCAGCTATTGGATTCGGAGCGGAAGGAAGTGGTTATGACCCCTGTTGGTAACGGGGAATACGAGATCTCATTCAAGACCGTGGACGCCATGACAGGGGTCAAGTCCTTTGATTTCACGGACGATGAGTTATGGTACCTGAAACAGCGGGTGGATTACCTTGATCGGCAGGGGATGTTCTCCGCCGAGACGATCGACTCTTATTCCAAGATACTCGACCAGCCTTTTTCCGGGGAGGAATACCAAGATAGATGGAATGAGCTAAAGGGAATAGATCCTATCGCTTAACGGGATATAAGCCTTTATCGGGGGCGGGCAAATAAAAGTCCCCGTATATATTAAAAGAAAACGAGTTATGGGAGTTGATTTGAATACGATATTGGCGATAATCGGTGCGATGGGCGGGATCGAGGGGATAAAATGGGGCATCCGTGCGTGGGCGAACCGTAAGACTAACGCCCGTATAGCGGACGCTCAAGCTGACGTGGAGGAGTTCAAGGCCCTGCGTGAGTATAACGAGTTCTTGCAAAAGCAGTTGTCTGAGAAGGAGGAACGGTTCGTTGAGCAGACCGGACGGCTCCGGCAGGTGCAGGACGAGCTTTTCACCTTAAAAGAGAGCTACTCGGACGTGAAGATAGAACTGGCTTTGAAGAGGTGCGAGAAAAAGAAATGCGGCGATCGTGAGCCGCAGAACGGTTATTAATGAGGGAGGGTAAGGAATGAGAAATAACAATTTACCCCGGGGATTACGTAACAACAACCCCGGGAACATCAGAAGGAATAGCGATGTCTTCCAAGGCGAGAAGACAAGCTCAGACAAAGAGTTCAAGCAATTTAAATCGATGGCATACGGTTACAGGGCGATCTTCAAGATCCTGTCTAACTATTACCGGAACTATAAGCTGGATACGATCCGCAAGATGATAGGAAGATGGGCCCCACCGAAAGAGAACCATACGGAAAAGTACATCCAATTTGTATCTGACTACGCAGGAATCCCGGCTGACGATCCGATCAATATTAACAACCGAGAACAGATGATTCGGATTGTGGCAGGGATGAGCCGTTTTGAGAATGGGAGAGAAGCTGATATGTCAGATGTTATTGCGGGGTGGAATTTATTATGAGAACGGGAATGATTTGCGGGATGCTGGCGATAGCCGGTATCCTCACCCTGTCCGGGTGCCGGACCAAGATTCAGCCTGTCGCTATCGAGAATCGTATAGACTCGATCTATATAGACAAGCTAATACCTTACCCCATGCCTGTAGATAGCGCCTCTATCCGTGCGTTGATGGAATGCGATGAGAACGGCAAGGTTGTTCTCCGGTGGTTGGATATGGCGAACACGAAGAACGTGGAACTCATGTTCGCATTGGATAGTCTCGGTAACGTGATCGCCAATATGAGGATTCCTAGGGATACGTTATATCTGCCTTCGAAAGAGATCTACGTGGATCGTAAGGTGGAGGTTCCGGTAGAGGTCGAGCGAAAACTATCCAAATGGGAGCAATTTAAGATGGATGTCGGAGGGTGGGCTATTGGTGCCATTTCCGGATTATTATTGATTGGAATTGGCTATGTGATAGTTCGGTTGATAAAGAAACGTAGATGAACTTTGTTTGATAATAAAAGTGTTACTGGAATATTTGTTGGTGATAATATTTTTGTTATCTTTGTGATGTCGTTAAGACAAGCGTTCTATGCATAGTGACGATGGGCTAAAAGCCCGGATAGAAGAGGTTGAAAAAGACCTGTTATTCTATCTCCGCAAGTATCATGAGCTGACTTCGAGAAGCAAATTCATGAAAGCGGTGGTTGATAAGGAAATCCGACGATTGGAGCGAGAGCTAAAAGAACTCGGAAAGTATTATTAGCCAGAAAGGTGCTTCCCCTCATGGCCAGAGGGGAAGTTTCCTTTTTTGTTGTTAAATTTAAAAGCATGGTAAGATGAACAAAGTGAAACGTTTTTTTGAATTGAAGAAACAGTGGAAACAAAGTGCCGAAGCTGATCGTTCCTCTATTAATCGGCAGATAACTGAATTGATGGATAGTATGACTGGCCAGGAAGTGGAGCAGCTTGCTGTTGGTGTACAAAATGATTTTGACAATGTTCATCAGGAAATAGCCGAAATCAAAGAACAATTGACGATCCGGGAACGTTTGGAACCGGTGTTGCCTTACCTGTCTGTCTCTAAGTTGTCAAAGGATTACTTTAACAAATCTTCCTCTTGGTTTTACCAGCGTTTGAACGGCAATAAAATACATGGGAAAGTCTGTCGATTTACTGATAAGGAGCTGGAAACGCTCGATATGGCTCTGAAAGATATTAGCCAGCGTCTCTCATCATTACAGCTTGTATGAGTTATTATTTTTTATACAGTAATATAATATGAGAGATGATTTTACACAAAAGACCAAAAGTATATTAGCAAAAAGAGTCGCATATCATTGTTCGAATCCTGATTGTAGATGTCATACTTGTATGCCTGGATCAAATTCGGATAAAGTTATTTGTATAGGTGAAGCAGCGCATATCTCAGCAGCTTCAGAAGGTGGTCCGAGGTATGATCCTTCTATGACACCTGCAGAAAGAAAACATATTGATAATGCAATATGGCTTTGTAGCAATTGTGCTACTATGATTGATCGTGATGAAAAAAAGTTTCCAATTTTATTATTAAAGCAGTGGAAGAAACTTACAGAAAATTGGATGCAGGAGAAAAATAGTATTTCTAATGTGGAAAGAAGTTTGTCACCATTTATTGATATTGATTTTATAAATATTGTTTATGGAAGGATTCCTCATGGGTATAGTTCTAAAAATTTAGAACAAATGCAAGATGTTTATCCTTCGACTTATGATTTCATCCAGAATTGGACTCTATATTGGGAGTTTTCAATGATTTTATATAATAATTCAGATGTCCCATGTTATAATATTTCATTGATTCCTATTGTGGACAAAGGATTGAAAATAAGAACTAATATAGATAGAGTAAATAATATTGATCGTTTGGGAAATATCACATTAGATGTAAGATACGAGATGCCTTTTGAAGGAACTCATTTAGAAGCAGATGATTTGTTATACACCAAAATACCTAAATCATTAGATGATACACGTTATTTAATAAAATATATAGATGGCAATCGGAAAGAAAATGTTTCTGAATTTGAAATAAAGGAGGGTGATTTTTTCACAAAGAAGTTGATCTAATTTGTGATAGTTGGGGAGGAAGAATCCCTCCCTGCCGTTAGTAAAACCTCTAACCTTCCTAATGCAAAATGCGAGTAAACCGTATGAATGGAAAATGAAAATCCTCATCATTGTTTACTCGCATTTTGCTTTTAAGGAATTAGAGGTCTCGAATATCAAAACAGCAACCTCCCTTCCTTCTTATCCATCACCGCATTGAAACACTTTTGTAGGTCTCATACAGATCTTTCCTGCTTTCCGGCCCCGGACAATCGGCGAAAGACTCTCCGGCGAAGAATTTCCAAGCGAAGATCCGTTTGGCTT